TTGCGTCAGAAAAGTGTTTTGATTGCTGTAGTTCTATACTACCATCTCTTTTTTCGAATCCATCAGGATCAGCAATAGAGGTGAACCAGTTATACAAATTCTTCCAACCTGCCATTTCGGAGTCTAAGACAAATGTAATGTCCAGGTTATTGTATGTCAACTTAGTACCAGGAGAATACATGTCCAAAAATGGAGTAGTACGAACAACTTCACCAAGTTGAACGCCTGGTAAATTTACAGTTTGACAAAAATATTGAACGGCACTGATACGACTAAAAGTTAATAAAAACTTTGTCGGTTGTAATGGGCCGGTGTTTATAGGATTTCTGTTTAGTACAGTCATCAAAATCTCCTTTATCTAGTATTTAGGAGACAACTTTAACACATTTCCAACCTTTATGTTGTTTTAAAATGCCTTGTGAAACTTTCACCATATTACCTTGATCCAAATTGTTATTTTTGCAAAACTTGTGTAGATTTTTAACTATTTGTTTTTGTCCATTCGGATTCGTCACTGCCCATTCCTTGGATAATTTTTCAGAGACTTTTATTTTTTGTTTTTCCGGTTGTTTAAATCCTATTCTGGACAATCTCAATTTTTCTCTATCATATACACCTTTGGCCCATCTTCCTTTTTGCTTAATGCTTATATTTTTTATCTGCTCTTTTGACCAACCTCCTGCATCAAAACCACCATCCAAACCATTTTCTTCTTTCAGGTTTGCCCATTCTTTAGATTCTACAATATTATTTTCTTTTGAAAATTTAATTGCATACTCAACTAATTCAGTTTCATCAGTAAATAACTGTATCCATATAGTTTCAACGAATTCTGTACCGTGTTTTTTTATATGTCTTAACCAATGTTTACCTGAACCAAGATAAGCTATTGGATCTGATTTGGTGGTTTTACCAAAATATTTTAAACCTGTAACTTTATGTTGTTTTATATAAAGATATGTTGACTTCATATTGATAAAATAGTTAAAAACTTTATGTATTTAAAAACAAAAAGAAAGGGACCGAAGTCCCTTTCTGAAATACCACTCTGCGGTGGTTTTTAATGCATATCACATTAAATTTTTGACCGCGAACAGACGATAGTAAACGTTACTACGTGCGTTCAATGCACCGTTGCTTGATGCCAGACCTGTTGCGAATGGGTTTGCAACCATACCGTAACGAGTCTTGAATCCAATCTTAGGTTGGAATGTGAACTGGTCAACAGCACGAACCATTTGCAGAGGTACGTATGGGCAATAGAACAGGCCAGCGTCATAAGGAGAAGTACCCTTATAACCAACTGTTACCAATTCTTGGTTGCTTGTGTAACCACCGAAGTATGGGTCGATGTAAACCTTGATACGACCGTGCAACATACCAGCGAAGGTATTGCCTGTGTCGTCAACTTGCAGGTCAGCTTGCAGAGCAGGTGTATATTGCAGAACACCAGCCATAGCCATAGCAGAAGCAACGTCTGAAGAAACGATCAGAACGTTACCCTTACCACGACGAGTTTGCTTAGCAATTACGTTAGCGTCACGCTCGATCTGGAAAATCAGACCCTTGAAACGCTCAACAGACCAACGGCCGTTAGAGTCAGTATCCAAGTCGAAAGCACCAGCAGTTGTTGTACCATACTGAGCACCTGCAACAGCGCATGTGTAGATTGTACGAATAACTTCGCGGTTGATTTCAGCAAGAATTTCTGTAGACAGAATGTTTGACAATTCTGTTTCAGCATCCAAACCGTGAACTGCCTTCAAGTCTTGAGCGAGTTCTAGTGAGTACTCAGCCTTCAGAGCACGTGATTGAGCAGTTACAGTAACTTTCTCAATGCTGAATGCCATTTGGTTGAACATACCAGTAGAAGTATCTGCACCCAGACCTTCAGCTGTTGATGTTGTCATTGCAATACCAGTTGTGAAGTGGTTAGCAACCAGATCAGCACCAGTGTTTGTAACGATGTCAGTAGCGTTGTTACCTTGGAAGCCGTATGGGTTTCCACTTGAACCAGCACCAGAGAATAGTGTGTTGGCTTCGTTGAAGAAAGCTTCGTTGGTATTGTTAGGTGCGCCAGACTGAGCATTGTAACGAGCGCGCATTGCGAAGATCAGGCCTGTAGGGCCTGTCATTGGCTGAACGCCAGCAACGTCATAAGCAATCAGGTTAGGAAGAGCACGACGAACCAAGCTGATCAAGATTGGATCATAGTTGGAAACACCACCAGCAACGTTTGTTGGTGCTGCTGAGTATGTTGTTTCGTTCAGTTGCTGTGCATCTTGCTGCATAGCTTGTTGTTGGTTTTCCAGAACAAGAGCTGTAACAGCTTTCTTGTATGGATCGGCAATGGCTTCAAGCTCTGGATGCTCCAGAACAGGCTGCCATTTCTTTTGTAGTTCTTCAGTTAGATACATTTATTGGTCTCCTTAGTAAGTATCTATGTGGTAATTATTTTACCAAACTTTTAGAAATGGTTTTTACGTATTGTTCCATCGAAGGATCGGCAGAAGCTGTAGGCTTCTTCTCTTCTTCAATTTGAACTTCCTCGTTCAGAGCAGAACTATTAGCAGTTTTTACTGGAGCCTTGAAATATGACTCTTTAAGAGTTTCCAGTTTACCTGCAAATTCGTCTCCAGTAGTGAACTCAATACCCTCTGCGAGTGATTTAATCTTTTCTACTTGAGTCTGCGTTAGGCCTTCACAAGCTGTGTAAATAGCCTCAGTTTTTTTGTGATCGTTAACTTCTTTTGTCAAAGCAACAGAAGCATTGATTTGTTGATTCAATGACTCTTCCAATTCTTCAACTCTGGCTGTCAATTCTTCAACAACATCAACTTTGTCTTCAGGAATATCGATATAGTGCTCTACGAACAGATTGCGTAGACCGGCCATGAAATCTTCAACGATTTCGGCACGTAGACCTTTTTCGATAGCCAATTGATTTTCTTGGACCCACTCTTGAACCATATAGTTCAGGTAGTCATCAACTTTAGCTGCCAATTCTTCTTTGACTTGTTCAACAGATTCTTGGAATTGTTGAATCAATTCGTCTTCGATTTCTTCTACCAACTCTTCTGAGCGAGCGATAACAGCTGCTTCGAAGATTGTGGTTGCTTTGGCAACAAATTCTTCAGAAAGATTTTCACCAGAAAGAAGAGCGTCCATGTCTTCCTTCATTTTCTCTTTCTTCATCATTTTCTTCATCATCTTCTTGTCTTCTGCCTCGTCTTCGTGGCCTTCTTTTTCCGCTTCAACTACCATTTCACCTTCAATTTCGGTTTCTTCTGGTACGTGTGGAGCAACGGCGCCTGGATTGGCTTGCATTGTTTGTGCAGCCAATTTAGACTTCACACGGTCACGAATGGCATCGTATTGGTTGGCATCAGCTTGCATGGTTTTGGCCAAATCGCCACGACCTTTGGCTTGCTGATTTTTGTCGGCATCTAGATGCTTAGCAGCCTCAGCACCAACTGGTGGTGTTGCACCAGGAGGTGTTGCTGTAGGAACACCTTTGGTGTAATCTGGCTTAGCATCGTCTTCTTTGTCAACTTTGTCGGCAACTTGACCGGCTTCTTTTGTACCATAAGCAACATCGCCAGAAAGTTTTGCTGGTTTGTCTTGGCCGCCATGTTTTGCTGCAACATTACCTGCAAGAATTTCTTTAGCGGCTTCGCTCAGATTGAATTTTCCCATTTTGAAAATCTCCTTGATTTTATATTGGATATTTATAATTAAAGTTTTTTGATGAAGTTTTCAAATATGCGTAAACTTACTTCTTCAATTTGTTTTTGAGAAGCTTTACGAATTTGCGATTTCGCCTGTTCTTGCTGAACTTCGGTCCAAACGCCATTTACCATCATCCATTCTTTACCTTCCATAATGCCTTGAACAAAAGCTCCAGGCGCAGAAGGGTCTGCTACGATATCTGCCGCTGTGGCCAGATGAAAGTCATCTTGAACTATATTGATTCCATTGACAGATTTCAAAGAACCCATACCGCGAGAAGATACACCTAGTTGTGCACCACCTTCGATAAGATTTTTTGCAATATTGCCCATTGGTGTTTCAAGAATCTTAGCTTTGCCTATCCATGAACATCCTTCTTTACGCAAACCCACAATTAAGTGTGATACACGGTCAAGATTGATTGATGGGGTGTCTGGATGACCCAGTTCACCAAAGGCACGATTTTTAGAAATATATTCTTCGGTGTAACGGTCCACTTCTTTGTGCATGGTTTCTTCTTTGTACATGCGACCGTTACGATTAACTTTTTCTGATACCAAGAAAGGTCCTTCGATGTAAAGAAACTTCTTTCCATCTTTTTCTTCAGTCAAATAAGAGACTGTTTCGGTAATTTCTTTAATGAGTTTCATCTACAACCTTTCAGATTATGGTGTCAAACCATATGGTGTATAGTTGAATGCGGCAGGATCATTGAACTGTCCGCGCTGGTAGTATTCGTTTTCTTTTCTTAGTTCCATAACAATTGTATAACTGTCATTTGCAGCCATACCTCTTGTTACGATACCAATATTTCCGTTACAACCCGCAGTTCCTTTGGCATTATTTGGTATTGTTGTCCAGTTTCCTGCGCCATCATATTCTCCATTGCCGTTCATAATAATCAACGGCAGAGGTGAAGTTGCTTGCCAATACAATTGAACATCACCACCAGCTGCACAATCATACCATAAACGGTGTAGTGTCAATCCGTAATATGAAAGTGTCGTATTCGCTGCGCCGCCTTGACTGTTTGCGACCAAGTAACCATTGGTTGCAAGCGCACCGTAAAGTGTGTTTGCTGCAATTCTGGAATTATTAGATTCTTGTCCTGAACCATCAAATGAAGCAGTCAATTTAATAATAGCATGTTCAGTTGTATCTTTGATAACTTGATATGTAAATGAATTTGACATTTTCTAATTCCTATTTTTATTTAAATTTTGTATGTTTCCATGCAAAATCAACAACTCTGGTAAAATGATCTTTACTCTTATGTGCCATGGTTTCAATTTTCTTTTTGTTCTCATCATTTAAAGCTTTATGCACATTTAATACCGCATGAGCTGTTTGAACATCCACTTTCATTGATTTTCCATCTTTAAATTTAATTGGCTTTGCTGAATGATTAGATACAATATCATTTAAATGATGGATAATACTTTCTTCAATATAACTGGTATCATTAATTTCTGTTGATTCTACAATGCTATATGGTACTGTTACATATTTATCAAGTTTATCAACATAATATAAAGCTATTCTTTGACCATTTGGAAACATACGAATTGCTTTACGCCTCATCATAAGAACCGCAGGTGGATCTTTCTTTGTTATGTCAGCATCCATTGCGGTCAATTCATTTAGGTCAATACTATCTTGTGCTTCCAAATACTCAATCTCCACAGTTTTTTCTTCCTGTGGAGTTTCTTGAATTGGTTTACTCTGTACGAATTCTTTAAGAGTTTTCAACCTCTTCTCCAGACTCTTGTTCTTGTGGCATAATCAAATGTTTGGCCAGTTGTTGTTTATGTGTTTCAATATGAGCCATCACCTTGTCATTAATAGCCGAATAAAGAGCATCACGCATCTCCTTACCATTATCCTCATATGCATAATCAATAATTGCTCTTGTGTTTTCCATCATTTTCTCCATATGAAATTATTTATAGAATACGTTTCAATTTTGTAAAGGTATTCTCTTCTTGCTGTGTGTCTTGTTGATCAGCTGGATTTTGTGGTTGTTGTGGTATAGAAGACATCATCTGTGCCTGTGCCACATCGTTCGTAACACCAACTGGTAAACCAAGACCCATCTCTTTCTCTTCATCCATTTCAGTTTGCATCTCTTTAATTTCGTCATCCGTCAAGCGAAGAACATTTCTTTGAATCCATGCCTGAGAGAAGTATCTTCCGGTATATGGATCAACTTGCCCCAACAGAGACAATCTTTCTTTCATCAACTCAGCATCTTTGAGTTCGGTGAAATTGTTGTCTTTGATAAAATCAAAATAAATGTTTTCTTTGAACTGATCCCATTCTTCCGCAGTACAGATACCTTTTAGTACACACTGAATGCGGAGAGCTTGGTCGAACAACTCTGCAAATTTATTACGTAATCGGTCAACAAATTTAGAAAACTTCAGTTCATCGCGTGTAACTTCGGCGACCCGCCCAATGGAAAAACCCTGGTTTGGCTCTAGTCTACTAATAGGTACATTTAAGGATTTATAAAGTTTCTTTTCGAAATATTTAACGTCTTCTAATTCACCAAGGTTTTGTCCACCGGGCAGTGTCGTTATCTCTGTGCCCTTACCACCTTCTCTGCGTGGCAACCAAAAGTCTTCCATCATGGAAAGAAACTTACGGTCATCACGTACTTCACCAGTGTTTGCATCATACACCAGTTTATTCTTATACTTAACCATAATATCACGCAGGTATTGTTCTGCCTTTAGTTTGGGCAAATTACCAACGTCGATGTAAAAGATTCGTCGTTCTGGCGCACGTGAGATACGGTAAATGACCGTTGCATCTTCAATCATACGTAATTGATTGAGAGGTTTAATAGCTTTGTGCAAGTAACTCAGAACGACAGCTCTACGAGAATCCATCAGGCCAGAAACAATCGAAACGATAGAGTCTGTGGTAATACGAACACCTGTTGGACCATAATTGGAAGAAGAACCGGTAACAACCTTATCATTATAGATGTAGTATTCGTTGACCACATTCATAACGTCTGCACCAGTACGTTCATCTTTTTGTTTTTTGATCTCACGAACCTTACGTAGTTTACGTGGATCTATGTAACGAAGCTCTTTAATACCCTCGGTTGGATTGTCTCTATCAATGATTGCATGATAATAGATTCTGCCGTCCACATAGAAGCGACGGAAAATATCTTGTGCCATATTGTTGTAGTTCATCAAGCGCAAAATGGTTGCGAACTCGGTCTTAATGGCATTTTTAATTTTTTCTGGTTGTTTTAATCTATCTAAAATAACCTGAATGATTTGACCATCATCGTCTTGACAAATGGCTTCGTTAACGATATCGTCAATGGCAGATTCAATTTCTGGTTGCATGGCCATTTCACGATATCTGGAAATTAATTCTACCTCATTTTTTGCAGTGCCGTCTAGGTCAACATATGTACCATAATAGGCGGCCGAGGTAATAGTTAACGCACCGTCCTCGTTGGAAGGTGAGGTAAATGACTGTTGAACAGCCCGCTCTTGTTCGTCTTTATCGCGAGCAATCGTAAATCCGAAAAGAGAAAATTTGTTTAATGCTGCCATATTTTTCTATAAATTATAATAAAGTCAAAAAAACATAGGAGGGCAAAAAGCCCTCCATGTATACTATCATGTTGTTGTTTCTGCTTCCCACCATTGATATGCAAATGTCGCAGTGAATTCTTCGATAGAATCGTTAGAACCCCAATCCAAATCGATTGGCGCAACATCTACTGGGAACATTCCAACAAATTTGTACGTCTTCAGCTCTTCACCAGATTTACCATATTGTGTAACTAAAGCGTCAACTGTGTAACCGGCTGAACTTGTGGCTGCCGTATTTCTCAAGTTTCCTGCATGACTGTTGATTGCATTTAACCAAGATTCGAGAGAATTTCGTATTGTGAAATCTTCGTCGTTAATGATAGTCAATGTCCAGTCTGCAAAAGTTCTGTTGCCAGCAAATTTCAGTTCACGACCAAAGTAGTAAACTGGCACAGTACCGACAGTAGAACCTGGCAGTTGTGCGGCTTTGGCCATGAATGTTACTTTCTGTCCGGCTGCAGCACCACTGTTAGCGATTGTTGGAAACACCATTGTAACTTGGAATAGATTAGGACGGGCACCGTCCCCAATCATATTCGCTCTAAATTCTGCTACGTTGAATGCCATTATTTTCTCCTGTTATCGTTTTATTTATTAAGCTGCACCAACAATTGTGTTGAAGTCAACACCTGTTCCGACAGCAACAAAGTTCAACTGGATGAAATTGATTGAACGTGCAGGTTTGATATAAATGTCACCAACAAATTGGTTACTGTCAATAACCTGTGATGTGTTATTGGTCTTATCGCAAATTACCTTGAAATCTGTAATACCACGACGACCTTTAACGTCACGCAAGAATGGTGTTACAAGAGATATAAATTGAGCACGTGTAAATTCATCATTCAATTCGAACAATGAGAACTGAGCTGCTCTAGAAATGGCTTTCTCCAGAGTGATAAACAATCTGCGAACATTAATTCTGTCAAATGCAGATGGTTTGTTCAACAGAGTTTTATCTCCAAACAATACTGTACCTTGGCCAGGGAAAGATACAACAGGATTTACACCTGCAGCATACAGCGTGTCGCGGTATGTTTTGGATGGATTCCATGCAAGCTTAATGCAATTCTTGATTGAACCACGGTTGAAACCAGCAGGAGAGAACCAAGGATCTCTGATTGAATCTGTGAATACGCATAGACCAGCAACGTCACCGTTCAGAGGAATCCAACGGTAAACATTGTTGTATTTGTCTAGTTGATATTTCCAACCAGAATCTGCGACTGCATACGAAGAAGAGATTGAAAGTGAATTTAACCAGCTTTCAATATTTGATGTTTCACTTCCGCCTTGGTTGACAACATCAGTAGAACGAGGTGAAACAAAAGCAACACAATCTCCTCTACTCTCAGCCAAATTATTAATCACATGTTGTTGTACAGCTACGCTTGCATCACCAGTAAGGATCAAAGAAATATCGATTGTTTCTTTGTTTGCAAACAAATCATAAGCAGATTCAATATTTCCGTCACTAGGAGTTGCATCTGTACCACCAGCTAATGTGAACGATACGGCACCAGTTGCTGATACAATACGTGCAAATGTTGTATTGTGAGCTGTTGTGCCCCAAGTTGCATTTGTGTTTGCATAATCTGCTGAATCTGTAGCATACACCCATTTTGAATTATTGAAAATTACTTGCTTGTAATAATTTGATGCACCATTTACTTTAGCATCAGAAGCTTTAGAAACAAAAGGATAAGTTTCTAAAACTGTGCCAGCTGTTCCAGTTAATTTTCCATCGTTATCTATAACAATAATATGAAACTCGTCACTCGAACCGCTCACATTCGTTGCAAAATCGGAAGTTCCTGGTGTTGATGTAAAATAGCCTTTGTATGTCCAAGCATTGAATAATGTTGAATTAGCACTATCAAAAACTTCAACTTTAATGGAATTTCCTAATGCGCCAGGATATCTGGCCATGAACGCACCATAGTTATTTGAATTGTCTGAACTTAAATATGTTTCTTCGAAAACGTCTTCATTTTTAACTTGAACATTTGTAACGGTAGTATTTGCGTCAGCATTCTTTGAACCGGAACCAACTGCACGAACAATACTCAAGTTGTTACCGTAAGCCAAAAAGTTAGCCGCAGTAAAGAAAGATACGGCTGAATTTGAATCTGGTTCCAAAAATGTTTTGGTTAACGCGATTTCACTATCGACTAGTTTTACTTTGTCTGCTGGACCCCATTGGAATGTTCCAGCAAATGCACCAGCGGTTGTAAGAACTGAAGGAACAACAGTTGTAAGATCAACTTCAGATACATTTACGCCTGGAGAGATTTGAAATGCCATTTTTTTCTCCTTGAATATTATGTGTTCTTCTGGCAGTTAGAATACCATAACATATATTTATGAAGAACCATTTTTACAACTTATCTATCATATTTCGGACAAAACTTGCGTAAGTTTCTCCACCATTAGCCACTTCCCATATATCTCCACCCATAATTTCAAAGTCATGTTCAAGCCCATCTTCAATAATTGGTGCAGGTAGAGTTTCATCATCTACCTGGTTCATGCTTTCTAACTGAATTTGTTTTCTAATGTCGTGATTGACAATTTCCTTAAAGTATTTTTGTGTTGCGACCCATGCAAATATCACCAGAGTCATTACTAAATCGTCATTAGCTCCATCGGCTGCCTTGAATGTGTTCTTTTGTTGTTCAAAAGTTGTAAGTTCTGAATAGGTATCAAAGTCTTGTATGAGTAATTTATCACCTTCAATCAAAGTTTTAAGGTTGGAACAACCAATCGCTTTAACCTGTGGTGACATTTTCAGACCCATTTGTATGCCACGGGCAAATCCGGCAGACAACTGTTGTGGTTTTTTGTTGCCCGTGAATATCTTCCAAAGGTTTTCGTATTCAAAATCTGCGTGTAATGAATCGGCTACCTGAGGATTATTATTGATTTCTACCAAAACATATGCGTCATTGTACATTCTGGCCGCATTATAGATGACCGTTGGGAAAAGAATAGGTGAAATCGACGAACTGCTGTATGTGGCCACTTGTTTATATGGAGCTTGAGATATATCAATGACCGAGAATGCAGAACTGTCCAAATTTTTACCTTCTGATACGTCAACAGTAATGCAGTATAGATGGTCCTTTTTGTTTTCACTGTTCTCTTTGACGGGATGTTCATAGATTTTCATCATATCGTGAGTGGTCACAGGATCTACATACGCCATTTGTTGCAGTTTGTAACCCGAAACTAGTGTGTTGGATGAACCTAAGAATTCGGTTTCAAACTCCTGACGGAACTGACGCTCAGAAGTATTACGAATTGTTTCTTCTTTCCAGGCCTCATCTCTACCTGGCACCATTGACCAGTGAATTTCAAATGTCTTGTAATTGTTTTTCTTGTTGATTGCGTCCATCCACAACTTGTAGAACAGGTTCATACCGTTCGGCGTGGAAACAATAATAATTTTGGTTGTTTTACCAGATGAGATTACAGGATAAACAGAGTTGAAGAATTCTTCGGCAATGTTATTTGGAACGAATGCAAACTCGTCCAAGAATACTAGGTTGAATGCGCCTCCACGAATTGCAGAACTCGATGTAGAAGCCGCAATAATCTTAGAACCGTTCTCTAGTTCTACGTTACCTTTGTTCCAAACCAACACACCTTGTTGTAACCACATAGGTAGATTCTCATATGCCAACTGGTATTTACCAAGAATATCTCGAGCAAGTGATCCTTTGTTGGCCAGAACCGCAACGTTTTGTGTATCGGTGAATAGTGTCAGCCAAAGAAGATATGCCACCGATGTGGTAGTTTTACCAACCTGTCGTGGGCATTTGGTGATTGAGAAACGATTTTCGTGATACGTCTTAATCATTTGTTTTTGGAAGTCCCACATCTTGAACTTCATCAAACCAACGTCAACGTTCACGATTGTCACGTAATTTTCGGCAAAATAAACTGGATCTTTGGCGCATCTAATATACTCGTCAACCTGTTCTTGAGTATATTCTACCTTAACGCCAGCCTTCTTGAGAAGGGAATTATCCCTGTACGTGTCTTTCGAATCTATTTCGAAATCTTCAATTTCGATTTCTTTTACCACAATTATTCTCCATTCTCAACCAATTCGAAAAATTACCTAAGGCCATTTCTTTTTTATCGAAAATTCTACAAACTAATTTTGGTTTTGGTTTTTTTAATTTATTTTTATGCTCTTGCGTTTTTGGTTTTCTTAATTTATTTTTTATTTGTTCTGACTTTTCTTTTCCGTGCAGGTCTTCATATGACCTGTTTATTAATGATAATCTTTTTTTACGACAAGTTTCCTCTGTTTGTTTTTTACCAAACATTGGATTTTTTTCTCCTCTATTACCATAATTTGGATTTTTTTCTCCAAACATACCAAACATTGGGTTGTTACTTCCTTTATTGGCATTTGATTGTGCAAGTTTTATTGCTTCTGCACAAGAAATTTGTTTACTTAGTGATAACCACGCCACATGATCTTGCCATCGGCCGTACTTTTCATATAAAATGCGATGAGCTTCCGCATGTTCTTCAACGGTTAATTTTACTATATTTGATGGATCATCCGTACCGCCGGCATGGCGAGGAACTATATGGTGATTGTGATAAATATTCATGCTGACAAGGTCCTTTCTTGTTAGAGTATGTGCGGGCTGGTACCCCGGCGACATACCTTTATTTATCATCAGATTTACCTTTGAGTAATTTACTCAACTCTGCGGTGGAACCTACGAAGATGGCCTTGTCAATCTTGGTGTCACCATCTTTCTTTGCATTTTTATCCATGTCACGCATTTGTTTTTGTACGTTCAACAGTTCTTTGTTTGCATCCACCATATTTTTTAATAGAGTGGCATATACCTCAAATGCTCTTGGATGTTGCCCGGCACTGGCAATTTGACGCAATTCATCCAGTGCATCTTTACCGCCTTCGATTAAGTCTTGTAGGTTTGATTTGGTTTGTTCATATGAATCTTCCAAATCTTGCTTTAAATCAATCTTTTCCAATGAAACTATTTCTGCCGGAACCAAAGGCTTCGAAGGCTCTACGGGCTCAACCGGTGTCACATCAAATATTTTTTCCATATTCTTATCAAAGGTATTCATTTTAAGTATATTCAACGATGCTTGTATTGGTAGTATATAGAGAACTTGCGTTCGCGTTGGCTGGATTGACAGAAGAAGTCATAACAACAATTGTTTGATTTGTTAGACCTGCTGGGTTGTAGTTGTCAAACACATAATTTGTATGGGAATTCACACTATAGATAGGTTGTTCAGATACAAAATGACCATTTACATTTGTTAAATGCAAAATGTTGTTGTTCCAAGCAATAACTTTTGCTGTCGCCGTGGCCATCTGATAAGAAAATCCTTGATATAC